AAACATAATACAGAGTTTCTAACTATGTTCTAACTATCTATAAATATACTGTAAAACCTAAATACAATGTAATGCAAATGTCAATGTTAGGTTTATATATTGTATATGTAAGACCCTTATATTTATGTAGAACAAAGTACAAAATAAAGTACCAGTATCGTACTATATATAGTGTACTTTTAGTGACATACTACATATGGTAGGTGCACTATCACAGTAATAACCCTTAGTGTTCTCTATTTGTTTAAGTGTATTATTACACTCTGAACATTTCATAATGTTCAGTTTAAGGTGGGGAGTGTTTTTTTATAGCAGGCATCATATGCAATATAGTTGCGAATGTGGTATATGACTTTTAAGTTTCTTTAGACCTTGAGTATCCGGTTTGCCTTTCTAGTGTATCGTATTACCGATTCCGGACTTTCTGACTCCTGATGCCAACTTTACTTGTATCTACATACTCCTTAAATGTATTTAATAAAACTATATCATAGATGGAACTAAATACAATTTTATGATAATATTATCTTATTAACAATCGTTAACTTTATTCATTGTTATGCCCCTTTGCCCTAGCTAGTCTAGGGTATGGAGCTAAATGGGGATGTCCAAGTTAGCCCTTATACACGCAAGTGCTTAAGGAAACCCGGGTGCAACTCCCGGCATCTCCACTAGCTTGTCTAGGTTATGGTATAGTTTATCTATGACAGATATAGAGGCAGTTGACTGTGACCAGTGTCTACAACCTACCTGGGCTGATATGTTGTATGATGGGTTGTGCTCTACTTGCAGCCAAAATGATTTATCAGGATTCTTTGAATAAAAAATTTTTTTTACGCCTGCGGCTCCTGCAGACCCTCCGGCTTCTTACGACCTTTGATTCGAGGATACGTTTTTGTTTTGTGATTATTACAATATCTAAACTTGTTATATTTTGATATAACAGTATTACAGTTTTCCTGCAAACAAATTCTTCCTGTACTATAAGAAGTAGAGGGTTTGTAATTAGGATATTTATTTCCTTTTATATAATCACTCATACAAGATATAGTATAGTTAGGAGAAACAATGCCAAAGAGTAGTTATGGATATAAAAAATCTATGAAGAAAAAAGGTAAAAAGAAAAGAAGGTAACTGTGAAAATTAAAGGTATAGATATGTCTGGTCTTACAACAAGACAACAACAGACTATGAAGAAACACAGTCAACATCATACAAAAAGACATATGGAATATATGCGTAACAGTATGGTGCGTGGTGCAACATTTACACAAGCTCATCAGAGAGCACAGAAGGCTGTAGGTAAGTAATGGCGGAGTGGCGAGGAATGAAAGTTAAATTAAATTCACCTAGTCCTATTCGTAAAGGCGAACCAGGTTATGGTCGCAAAAAATCTAAAGTCTTTGTAATGGATAATGGGAAAGTCAAAAAGATAATGTTTGGCGACCCTAATATGAAAATAAGAAAAAACAATCCTGAAGCTAGAGCTTCGTTTCGTGCTAGGCACAAATGTAGTACAGCTAAGGATAAGACAACCGCAAGATATTGGTCTTGCAGAGCGTGGTAAGGAGATTATGGCTAAGATACCAGCAGGTGCTATGACATCATTAAGAAATAAAGCAAAGTCTAGTGGTATATCTTTAGGTACATTAAAGAAAGTATATGCACGAGGACAAGCTGCGTATATGAGTTCTGGTTCAAGACCTAATGTATCTATGGCTCAGTGGGCTATGGGTAGAGTAAACAGTTTTATTAAAGGCTCTAAAAAACACGATACTGATTTACGATAATGGCTAAAAGGACACAACCTTATCGCTTTGGTGTACCTGCTAAATATCTACAAGGTTTATCTGATGCAGAAGCAAAGAAGAGAGCTTTAGAAATACTAGCTACTGCAAAGAAATACAAAGCAGGTAAAAAGGTAGATATAAAAGCAGTAGAAAAATCCAGAAAAAATAAATAATGCCAGCCAGTAAAACTTGTAAAAATACAGGCTGCAGAAATAAATTTAAACCTTCTGGTCGTAAAATATATTGTTCTACATCTTGTAAAAGAAAAGCTATCTATCAACGTAATAAAAAAGAAACTATTGTTACCGAAGAAACTGTTGTGTCTACAACATCACGTGGTAACGATTATCCAGAGTTTGTAAAAAAATATGCAGAGAAATTACAAAATAAAAAACTTACACATCAACAAGTAGCAGATGCTATGAAAGTATCTCGTAGTGTTGTTACAAAAATGTTAGCTGCATATATAGAAGATAAAGAAAATTATGAATCACAAAAAGATTGGCAAATAGCAGAAGAGACAGTTAAATCTTTACAAGACTTTAAAGATTTTAGAGATAGATACTTTAAAACAGAAACAGGCGAACTATACGAAACAGCTGACTTTCACGAAAACTGGATAAACAATATTGTTGATGCTATAGCAAATGGTAAACAACAAATGATACTTAGTCCACCACGACACGGAAAAACAGATTTACTTACACACTTTGCTGTATGGCAGATATGTAAGAATCCAAACATAAGAATTATGTGGGTAGGTGGAAACGAAGATATTGCAAAAAATGCAGTAGGTGCTGTACTAGACCATTTAGAAAACAACGAATTACTTAATGAAGAAATAAATGGTCCAGGAGTTAAGTTCCAACCAAAAATACGTAGCGGTAAATCTTGGTCATCTGGTCAGTTTACTATTGGTACTAGAACAGTTACCGGTATTAAATCACCTACTATGGTTGCTGTAGGTAAGGGTGGAAAGATTCTATCACGTGACTGTGACTTAATTATTGCTGATGACATTGAAGACCACGGAACAACAATACAACCAAGTGCTAGAGAGCAAACAAGACAATGGTGGACAACTACTTTGTCATCTCGTAAAGAGGAACATACTGCTGTAGTTGTGATTGGGTCAAGACAGCACCCTGAAGATTTATATAATTTTTTATTAGAAAACCCAGAGTTTGACCATATCGTAGAAGAAGCACACAGTACAGAGTGTGTGTTGCCAGAAACAGATATAGAAGAACATAAAGACTGTATGTTGTGGGCAAGTAAGCGTACTTACAAGTGGCTTATGTCACAGAAAAACAATGCAGACACTACAGGAGGTAGAGCTATATACGAAATGGTATATCTAAACAAAGCATTTGTAGAAGGTATCACAATGTTTAACTCTGAAGATATAGACCAATGTAGAGATATTAACAGAAGGGTAGGACATATTCCTGCAGGCACACATTTGATTGCAGGATTAGACCCTGCTTCTACTGGTTTTCAGGCTTGTGTATTGTGGGCAGCTAATTCAGAAACAGGCGAGTTATATCTAGTAGATATAGAAAATGAAAAAGGTGGTGGAGTTATACAGGCTAGAAAGTCTATACAAAAATGGTATGAAAAATATGGGCTTGCACATTGGGTTATAGAAGAAAATGGTTTTCAGAAAGCTATTAGACAAGATAAAGATATAAAAGATTACTGTAGTAGATTCGGTATATATTTAGAAGGACATCAGACACAAAAGAATAAGTATGACCCAATTTATGGTGTAGGAAGTATGCAACAGTTATTTGAACAAAAGCTAATAAATCTGCCGTATGGTGATACAGAAAGTGAAACTAAGAGTAATATATATCGTAGACAACTAATTTATTTTTCATCTGCTGCTAGTAAGGCAAGTAAGGCGAAAAGTTATAAATCAGATGTCGTAATGGCTAGTTGGTTCCCACTAAAAGTTATAAGAAGATTAGGAAAAGAACGATTAGCTGAGGTAGGATTAGATTATAAACCTAGTTTTGGAGAATGGAATTTAAGCGATATGAACGAAAGCCCTTGGGGATAAAATGAAACCTGAAGAGATACAGTATAAAATAACGCAATTACACTTTGACAATCAAAGTGCATACTCTACTAGAGGTCGTATTCGTGCAATTATGAATGGTGGACCAGATGGTATTCTTGCATTATTAGGTGACCAGATTAAAGGTTTCCAGGATTTCCAAATACCAGTACCTAACTTAATGATGTCAGGATTAGAGCATTTGTCACAAAAGATAGGTCGTATTCCAAATCTAAAAGTAGATGTACCTAACAATAAAGATTCAGATAGAGCAAGAGCTAAAGCAGATAAGATAGCTCGTATTGTAACTTCGTATGATGATACACAAAAACTAGATTTACAGATGCCACAAGTAGGTAGATGGCTACCTGGTTATGGTTTTGCTGTATGGGTAATTAGAGAAAAAATGGGTCCTGATGGAATACCTTATCCTTGTGCAGAACTACGTGACCCTTACAACTGTTTTCCTGGTTACTTTGGTGCTGACCAACAACCAAAAGAAATGGCTATTGTACGTAGAGTACCAAAAGTTGCATTGTCAAAAGCATATCCAAAATCTGCTGACAAAATAAACAGCAAAGACTTTTATCAAACAAATACACTAGGTGTTGGTAATGCTTATGCTTCTGCTTATACAGATTCTTATAATGGCTCTTGGGCAAACTCAAATGGCGAAGGAGACCTTATTGCAGAGTATTACAACGAAGAAGGCACATACATATTCCATATGACTTCTGCAACTATTCTTGACTTCATACCTAATCCACTAGATAGTGGACCTGCTTTTGTTATTGCAAAGAAATTTGCTTT